CAACTAATTCTATAGGCTGCGGATTGATTCTCAACGAATTTTCAGAGACAGGAATTTCAAATTCCGAAAATCCATCATTGGCCCCATATTGACCTACCCTTAATGCCCACAGCTCGTGGAATTCGATGCTGTCTTTTTCAGAAAAATTAAGCGCATCAAACATCTTAGATAAACTGTTTTTAGTACCTTTTTCTCTGATAAACCCCTGATAAAATTTATACTGAGCAACATCGTCATTTATGATATTTGCTAGATATTTTCTATTCTGATATCCTATTAGATGCTGGGCGAATTTCTGTTGATCGAGATCAAAACTATCAGTGTCCAAGTCATAAAAATCCGCGAATTGATTAGCTCGATATTCCCAGTTAGGAATAAACTTAGATTCTGGTTTTCTATCCAATCTATACCAGAGGGAAGGGTCGAATTCTAACGAGCCCGAAACATTATTTTTTGCGCTATAATAAAATTCTTTATATTTGACACTATCACCGCTGGCATAATCAGTCCAGGGCTCCCAGTTAAAAAGATTGACCCTGTCATAGACAAATCCGGGCACAGAAAAATCTCCTGACCAGCCTTCTGTCCTGTATCCAACTACTTTTATTTTTTCCTGCCTATAACCCGAAATCTTTTCGTAGAGAACATCGTTAAAAATAGTATTATCGTCTAATATCACTACATGTTCTTTGTTTACTAGGACGAGAGCTGCATGATAGATTCCGTCGGCAGTTTCCGTCGGCGATAGATTAAAAGTATTTTTAATTCTGACAGAATTAAGGAAATTTGGTGACAATACATTTCCATCTTCTTTTAAAATATTATAAGGAGGCAGTGCTCCATTAAAAATATCGTCGACTACCGAATATTCTGATTCGAATTCGAGATTATTCGCTGCTGGGCTTAGAGAAATCGCTGCTCCAGTTTCCCAATTTTGAGTGGTCCAGAACGCAAACTCTCGTGCTGCTGTTTTCCAATCTACGATAGTTTCCAATCGGTCGTTAAATTTATCAAATTTAAAGCCTAGAGATTCTAGATACTTTCCATACCCTAACAGAAAATCAACTACATCCTGTATGCTGAATAATGTTTGCCCATAATATAACGTAGAAATTTTACTGTCAAATCGAGATCTTAATATAATATCTCGACCGCCCTCAACAGGTACGCTGCTTAATTTAGAAAAATATTTTAGTTCAAAGGATAATGTACTAGTATGATCTACTGTAGAACGATAGAAGGCATTGTCATATCTAACTATGGTGCCTCTAGGATATATTCTATCTGAAGACCAATCAACATACGGACTGGTTATTCCGCCCACATTAATAACCACATCTGACTGCGAAGCTAGGGGTTTAAAAAATCTAAATTCTGCCGAATCTAAGTTATATCCGGAAACGGCAAAACCGCCCGACGATCTTTCAACGACTACTCCACTGTAGACGACTTTGGAAATTGGACTGCTCTTGATTAGATGCACATGATAGTTCTCTTCGGGGACAAAAACATTGCCTTCATTTAAAGGTGTCCTGCTATCTAAGATCAATTTAAATTTATCTTTCGATACATATCCTTCAGTTTTAATCGCTAGATTTGCTGTCAATCTAGAAAAACGATCTTTATACTTTTCAAAAATATCTAAACTTTGATTACTGGTATAATCTGAAAGATAGTTCACTAATCCGCTGGTAAAAATACGATCACTGTCATAGGCTGTGCTAGGAAATATCGCCCATAGAGAAGAAAATCTCTTATCTCCCTCGGATGTTTTATAGACTAACTGTCCATCATCTATTCTAACCTGCCTCGATACATCAAAAAATCTAGCAAACATTTCTGCGGGTTTCAATAAAAGCAAGCTAGAAATCACTGCAAACGGATACTGACTAGATCTTCGCCAAGCTGCTTCGACAGGAGCATCGTCGCCTAGCGAAAATGCCGAAGCTACAAAATCACTGTAGTATTGTTTGATAAAATTTGATTCTATTGGATTAACTAGATTTCCGCTTGCATCGACAGGAATATGATTTAGAATCGTTGGTCGGGCATATCTCGGATCAAATCTAGGAATTTCTGAATCTCTGATTTTTCCTTCTGCGATGTCACTCCATAAGATTAAGTTGTTACTGGTGTAGGGTGGCGGACCATACTGCGATGACCACCAAGCGGGCTGCGAAGAAAATCCTAGGATTTCCCATGGATGGCTATGAGGTCTATCTGTGTCGTAGACAAATTTATACACACCTCTCCAAAAACCGGGAAGAGGTGTTTGGTCGTCATATCCTAGAAATCTATTATGATTATAAGTCCAAGTATCTGATTCGTCGAAGAAATCATTCGAGGTATAATCTTTGTTAATCGACGAGTTCCATTTCAGAAAAAATTGAGAAATCGTAGAATTAAAATCATCGATCGTGAATCCCGTCTTTCTATAATAGCCAGGAAGCATGTCAATGAGGTCACCGTTATATTTGACTTTTATATTATTATAGATACGAGTTTCTAATTCGAGGAGCAGATCATCTCTAAAATCATTAAAGGCCACTATTATGCTTCCGTCATGACCTTGTATAGTGTTGACTGGTTCTCTGTATGTTTGATCGTATATAAATTGAGGTTGGTATAACGGATATAATCCTAGTTTCGTCGGTGTTGGAGGTATAAAACAACCGTCTGTAGAGTCATAGTTTATTAACAGTAAATTGTCTCCTCGCGTGACCTGATACACCCTAACAAAATTATTAATAAAAATATAATCTCTCTCGTGCAATAACTGTTCATCATTTTTGTACACTAGAACCGCTTTGTCTGAAAGAGAATTTAAATCAAAATCAAACAACAGAGGATAATCTGTGACTGAATCATCTATGACTATATGCTCTACTGTTTGATTAGCTCGATATGGAACCATATCGCTGAGATAAAAAGAAGAAGACTTGTCTTTATCTTTAAACATCTCGATCAATATCCTATCGAGGTGCTGTTTAGGATCACCATCGAAGCCAAAATCTTCGGCTACTTTTAAAAAGTTTCTTTTAAATTTAACATACTCGTCGGCGGCAAATCTAACGGAGAAAAATACGTTATAATTTTTTTCAGTGAAATGATATATTATCGGAAGCAGAGATGCTGAGTGCTGTACTACTTTTCTTCCATACAGCGATATTTCTCCGAGGTCTCTGAGATTGTTCCTGCCTATGGGCCTTCCTTCGAAATCAGGAACATTATCAGTGATGGTAGAGACATGATCTATAATCAATCCAAGAGTTAGATCGGATATATTTTCGTTTAAAGGATTGGATTCTAAGTTAGACGGAAATTCATAATACCCCGCGGAGTTCTTAGTCGCTGAAGACCTAGTTTTTACGATCAAAACATCTCCAGCTTTTAAATCTTCAAACATCCTTACATATGCCGAAGAATTTTCTCTATAAATTTCAAAATCTAGTATATTTTGTTTTACGTTGTTGAGATATACTTTAACTTCCAGATCGTCGAGATCACCAGAACGATCATAAACATCGATAGGAAAATAATTTTTAAGGGTGTTCGATATATCATATTGACGTATCACCCACTGTGAAGTTGATTCGGACATCGGGGTCCATAGATTCACTAGTTTAAAATCTAGTCCTTGATATTTTTTAAGATATCCGTACTGTATCTTTTTTTCAAAATTATTTCTTTCGAGCTTGTAAGAGAAAGAATCTAAATGAAAATTACAATCAAAAACTATATCTCCAATATTTTCGATGTTTCTATAGGTTATATCAAAACCTAACTCGGGATCATAATAGCTGCCAGGCTTATAACTAAAAATCTTAGTACCACTAAAAGTAGATCCTAGATATTTTTCACCGTCGGAAAAACTGATATCCTCGTCATCAAAAGCATCAAACAATGGCGATTGATTTTGTTTTGTTTTTTGCTGAGCTAACACCCATTTACCATCCTTGTAATGATAGACGGTTCCTGCAGATTTTCCTTGTTTGGCTATCGCTACTTCGCCTTCTTCAGGTATAGCATCGCTTTCTTCTATCAGTGTTATACGTCTAGTACCAAGATGTGTCACTGACGCTACACGATAAATCCTGCCATTTACTAGAGAATCTCGATCCTTGGTAAAAAGCACACGCATCCCGTCGACCAAAGAAACCCCGTCGACGATATAACCGAGACTGCCTTCGACGCCATATGTTACACCGGCCACAGGTGACGATCCAAACACGTCAATGGTAAAAGTATCTATGAGGTCGACATATTTTTTAGCTTTGTGACCGAAATTAAAAAGTTTCAATCCCGGAGAAAATTCGATGATCGGTCTTTTGGCTCTAGACTCTTGGTCTAGATCTAATAATACCCCCGTTAATCTAGCACTCTCTTCTATGACCGATCTGTGAAACCATTTGTTATATCTGCTCCATTGATTCCTGTCAGGAGCAGCTCTATTGATTATTATGTAATCTTTTTTAGACGGAAACGCATAGTTAAAATCAAACCCCTGACTGTCAAACGTTTCATTGTCGAATTCTATAGCGTTGTTATCTGATATAGGGCCCGGAAGCAGCAGTTCTTCTTCTGGAATTAAGATTATAGCTGAACCGACTCCCTCGACATACCAACTACCAGTGGCATAAGCAGACGGTGTCACTTCACCGATAAACTTGATTTTCATACCATTAGATAAAGATGTTCCGTTATCTAGAGTATATGTTTTCTTGCCTAATATTTCTTTTTCTACATCGATGGATGTCGCTTCATCTATCTCGAAAATCTTGATAAGTCCGCTAGAATTAATATTATTCTTGCTGACATAGTATAAAAGATTAGGTGAATTTTCTGGTATAGTAAATTCTATCGTGCCTTTCTCGACATAGACCGTAGCTGATTTAACGCCCTCAGTCCAGATATCATAGAGATTAGACGGACCCGAGTCTACTTTAGCCACTGCTGTGTTATACGCCCAAGAGCCGGCATCAAACGAAACTAGATCAAAATTGCTGACATCATAGAGACCACCAGTTTCTATACCAGACTCTGTGGCTATTATCAAAGACTGTGAAGGAAAGAAACTCCTAGTAGTGCTGAAAGCTATAGGTTGGCCGGGGCAATCGATGTCAAATCTATAAGTCTGTCCTCTGTACAATTTTAGCGTGGGGTTAGGTGTTAGACCGTCAGGAGTAAACATATAGGCTTGATTATCGCCCTGATCTGATAACCTCACGGTATAGGTACTGACTATGTTTTTGCTCTGTCCTTTTACGGTCACTGTCTGTGGCCCCGTAGGCAGCCAATAATATTCTCTGTAATTTACGATCATATCCCAATTGATATAGGGATTCCAAGCGTACGACTGCTGTTTATTGATTATGTCATGATTGGTTATTTTAGAATTTAGTATAGATAATTGGTTATTATAGTCTACATAATCACCAAAATACTCGATGTTATCGAGCGTGTCGCGACAGACGACCGTAGGCTCAAGTCGATAGGGTTTTCTGTTTTCTATCACAGAATCGATAAAAGTGTCTGCGGGTCTGTAAGATTTGGCTGTTTTCCTACCGATGTATCCGTTGATCTTAGACACCGATCCTTCTGATATAAATTGATCTAACGTCGAAGATAAAAACTTTTTATTAGAATCTGTTCTAAATATCTTAGGTAAAAATTCCAGAGATGTTCTTTGTTCTAGATTCTCAGATGTTTGTACGTTTTTTTTCTTGGCCATGGATTATCTACTCGTTATACCAAAAGAATTTTCTATCACTGCAGTCAACACCGGTCCTAGAGACTTGATCTTAGTCGCTGTTATTTCTTGTATGATTTCAATGTCGTCGACAGTGCAAGAACTAGAAAATATTTCATCTGCATTAGACTTAATTTCTTGCAGGCTACCAAAGGCTAGATCTTCTCGTTTAGGTACTATCACGATATTAGATATACGTGGAGCCATCTTCATCATAACATATGTCGCTAGCTCCGAAAAATAAAAAGTATCTCCGAAGTCCCAGTTTTCTATGCTGAAGAATTCGTTTATAGCTTCCACTATACCGGATTTAATTTCGCTGTCGCTGATCACCAGTGATTCATTTTTCGTAACTTTAAAAGTGGCCTGCAACGAAGAATCAGCTTTACTGCCAAAAATATTTTTAAATTTTACAGAATGGTAAACTATTTCGTCGCTGATTGATTTGTTTTTTTCTATTTCTGAAGAAAAATTAATGTACAACGAATCTGTGCTCGGTGGCAGGGGTCGATTTTCTAGCTCTCCCTTGATCCATTGACCGTATTCGGTTTCATAATTTTTAGTCAGGATATAGATGTCAATTATATTAGTAGTAGAAGGATCTAATCTATAGCCGTCGCTGGCGTTGTGAATATATTGAAACTTTATTTTGTTTCTTCCGACTAGACCACGATAGTTAGGTTCTACAATAAATGTAGAGAGACCGGCGATATATCTTTTCACTGAATTTTCTTCTATCACGTATACCAATGCACCATTGGCCACTGGTTGGCTATTAAGGGCCTCTTGGGTGGTAAAGACTTGGATTAAATTTTTTCCTTGGGGATAATAATAAAAATCATAGACGCCATCGGGTCCTAGTCTATTTTCTTGGAAGATTATTTTATTTTGTGGATTAACATTTGGTGCTACGAAGAAATCAAATACACTGGGATCATCTACGACGCCGTCATCGTCACTGTCGAAAAAGCTGACGGATATTTTCTTGGTATCAATATAACCGTCGGCACCTTTATAATCTTCGGTTATCTCCCAATCTAGATCGTTTTCGATCGCAGCGATCGGTGGTTCTGGGAGAGTATTGATATCTAATATAGAAATCTTATCTTTAATAACTTTACCTGTTTTTAAATTAAAAATTTTATCTGAGCTGTCAAAAAAGAATCTTACCTCTTGCTCACTTTCGAAAACGTATCTTATTCCCCTATATGAAACCACATAATTGTCACCGTCGGTTTCAAAACGCACTACCCAACTGGCATCTTGTTGCGTGCCCGATTGGTCACCCGACTTACCTAGATTAAATCTAGAATTTTTATTAATGTTAGTGCTGGTTATTATAGACCATGTAGTTTCTATCTGATCGTATCTCAGGCCAAATTCTCTACGAGCAAAGATTAATTCTATAGCTCTAGATTTAACTCCGTCTGATAAAACCGTAATTAAAGGAGGAACGATCGTCGATAGTATGCTATCTGTAGGAATGCTTTCATTAAACACGATTGGCCCCAATCCTGTGCTTAAGGTATAATCTTCACCGGCTGTGCCGTCACCTACAACATTAACCACTTTTACCCAGATATATTTTTTAGCTCCGGCAGTGGCCGCAGACTGATCTATTATCTTGTTGTCCACCGAAAATAATTTACCGTCGGGTGGTACAAATTTTAACATCGATCCTACCTTCACAGATCGAAATATAGAAGATGTAAAATCACCGAGTTTCAGCGTGCTTCCTGTGGCTGTATCTATCAGCACGCCCGTGGATCTATTATATTCATCAGTTACTTGATAAAAATAACAAAGGTCCTCTGGTTTAATATCTCTAAATGGAAAACTAGAAAGATAAAAATCTCTAGTAGTTTTCATAGACAATATTTTTTCTACGTCATCGATCAATACCGCTTCTATGTCTGTAAGGGTATCAAACTTAAATCTAAAATTTTCTAGGATTTCCTCTCTATACAAAATCCCGTCATTGGCAAAAATATTAGTATTACTGTATTTTCCCGTAGTGTCTTTAAGATCGAAAAACCTCGATATACCTGAACTGGTTCGATTAACCGCTTTAGACTTTAAAATTTCTTGGTTGGTTGATATGGGAACTAGATTATAATCCTCTCCGGTGATCATCCTATTCTGAGTGTAGTAGACCGATGGTGCATTGTTTTTTATCGATTCTGTAGATTCAGTTTCGGTTGCATTTGTTACATTATATGTCAATGATAAAGTCAACGTTATTACTTCTTGCTTGTTCCTTCTGCTAAGGTAAGGTATCGATACTGTGACATTTTTAATAGAATTAGTGTCTATAGAATAGGTCAGACCGATAGCAGTTCTATAATATAATTTAAATCTACCTTTAGGTAGATCTCCGAAAGTGCCGTCCGAAAAAATCAACCTTACCTTGTCGTCGGTTCTAGTTAATACTGTATAGATTTTTCTTTCGTTCTTAGAAAGAGAATTATAAATGACATTGTTACCTACTACCGAATCTACTTTTTTCCATAAATCTGTTTCTTGATTAGCATCATCTAATTCGTAGAGCCAGACATCGTCATTGTTAATATTAATAGATTCTACGTCAACGGTTTCGTTGGGAGATGGACTAGATATATTAAAGTTATTTTCTTTTAATGATCCTTGTTTAAACATCATAAAGAATCCGGTATTCGAACTTGATGCACCGCGACCGTCATCTCGATATATAAAGGCCATCTTATTGCCGACGCGGGGTGCTTCTTCGTAGATCTTATCTGCGTCCTTGAAGGATGATGACACTATCTCGAAGGACATGTTCCGACCGTCGATGTTCTTATCGAAAGAAAATAAAGGAACTTCCTCTAGGCTAGAATTGAATCTGTATTGTTGTGTCTTGATGCCGTCGATGGTTCGATCGTCGATGGGTCTGCCGTACTGGCTGGCTTCAGGGAGAGCGGCATTTATAGCTTTGATAAATTGCTCGTACCAATTTGTATTGGTTGGATCATTCCATACAATAGTAGAACCTGAAAGGTTCCTACCATTAGAATCTATTATGGTTTCAGAGGTAGAAACAGATAGGATTTTTAACAGACCTGACGCTGATTTGGTTCTTTGGGGAGAATAACTTAACAAGCGAGCTAATCTCAGCACGCTTTCTCGACGTTCAGCAAGTTCTATAAAATTTTCTCTGGCATTTAGATCGAATCTAAATGCTAGGTTTTGCCCTAGGAAAGAAATAAGATCGATTAGAGCAAGATATTCGCTGGATTCTATGTAATCGTTGAAGTCCTCAGGATAGTTTTCTCTGAGGTAAGTGATCATAGTCCTTCTCAGGCTATCAAAATCATAGCTTCTAAAATCTGCGTTTTTAAGGCTTTGATAGATCTTCTTCCAATCTTCGGCTACCAGCAGTTTGTTTTGACGATCAACACTTGACATAAAATATCCTCTTGATAATATTTATTGTGTTTATTAACTGCGCAGTTAATTCAGCAAACTGTTATCTTTGTCAAACCTAAACTGCAGAGCTTCGGCTATGTTATATGGAAGATAGGTAAGTTCACACTCTATCTGTAATCCGTTTTCATACTGGCTAACAACAACATCGTTGGCTCGTATCCTGGGATCATAGTTTATTATTTCTTGTACATTGGCCACTATGGCATTCTTTAGTTCTTCAGTCAGCGGATCAAACAGCACATCCCAGATGATACAGCCGAATTCGGGATTTCCTAGTTTTTCACCTTGCCGTATGTAGAAATGATTGATCAAGTCCTGCTTGATGAGATTGATGTCATAAAGAGAGACAGAGCCCGACGTAACGCCAACTGAGCTCATACCTTTATAAGTCCTAGTGCCCGGTATGAAAAATTCATTGCCCGGACTTTCTATAACCACTCTATTGTATATGGATTTTTCTGCCATGATAGTCTATTTATTTGCCTATTTTTTTGAAGGTGTCCAGGGTCAATTCTTTGGTCCATTTTTCCGGAGTTTCATTCATCGAGGACGATTCGCCGTCCACCCTTCCGTCGACATCCCTGTCAGTTTTTTCAGGTTTAAATTTCTTGGGATCTAGATTTTCATGCAAGGGCCAAGGTTCATGCGAGGGCACTCGACGCATTATGCTCTTGACCATCTCTTTGCCGTCTTTGCCTGGAAGGACATGTGTTTTTAACATCTTGGGTAACTCTGGTTTTTCTGAAGATTTTTCAGCTTTGGCTGCTTCTGCGGCGGCGCCTCCGTTCATCTGTATAGCCGGTGCTTCTTCTATGTGTTTTCCGCCAGACTTGATCTCTGTGTTCGAGCTGGCTGAAAGTTTGCTAGATCCTGAAACATTTAACTCGAAATCGTTGGCCACAGTAAACTTGACACCGGCTTCGTTGGTTACGTCAACTTCGCCCTGTATCTTGTGTTTCATTGTGGCTTCATACTGTATGTCGACATCTTTTTTCACTAGGTGTTTGTATTTTTCGTCATAGGTCGCAGATACATCTTTTTTAACATGGATTTTTTGCATGCCATCGACGATCAATACCTGATCTTTGAGGACATTGGTATGCATCTCTTCTTTGACTTTGATGTTGAGATTGCGTCCAGCTTCTAGATTGATATCTCTGTCGGCGAAAAAATTTAAATCTTGCTTGGTATGCAGGCTAACACTATCTTCCGCATAGACATCAATCTTTCCGTCGCTGGTTAATTCTATCCAAGCAGTGCCTTTGGAATTGCCTATGTAGATGAGATCTTCTGAATTGTGCAGTACGATCTGATGACCAGTCCTAGTACGTATCCTTATTAGCTCGTTGTGTGGTATCTTACTATCGCCCGATTCTCCGTTTTCTATGCTGGCGTATTCTGGTGGTCCTTCCGAGGGGGCTGTCTTCCTAACAAATTTGTCGTCACCGTCGTCCATGACGAAAGAACTGCCCCCTAGTCTGCTGACAAATGTCGTAGCTCGAGATTCGCTAAGGCCGACGTAACCAGTAGGACCAGACTTGTCTAAGGGGCCGGGGGTAGATATGCCGAACACAGAGCTAGGTACTTCTCTCCTAGCACTAGAAGTAGTGTAACCTCTGATTTCGTCTTTTTCTAGACCCTGGGTTTTTAGAGCTTCGTAGAAAGGATGCACCGGTTTTTCTATCTTGGTAGTATCTCCGGGGATATTCGTATCAGTGGACAGGCTTTTATTATATTCAGCTACGGGTTTCCTTTCTCTATCTGGATTGTAGGTCGTAGCTGCTATTCCGGGAACCATAAAATTCATGTATTCGTCTTGTACACAGCCGATCCAGAATCCCTGTTTAGGATCGCCTTCGGCGAATATCACCATGACTATAGTGCCTACATCAGGTGGCACCATCCACATGCCATAAGACTTCTGTGTAGCGTTATAATTTTGGTTTGGTGTGTTGAATGCGCGAGCGGTCACACCATAAAAAGGAGATAGATATCTAACAGTATAAATCTGTCCTGTAAAGCTACGGAGGTTACCGACATCTCTTAACAGCTCTACCGTTAACGACCCCATATATTTGGAATCAATGTGGCTGACTATCTTAGCGAGATACGGTCCTGAATCTAGGCTCGAAGACTCGGGTGATCTAATATATTCTGGCATTATGCGAATCCATCTGAAATATCGTAGATATCGTTTGGTTGAGCTGTTACAAATTCTGGTTGCGGCGTGCCTACGGCTGCCCCTTCGGCAGACTTGCTCTGATTGGGCAATCTAAAAGCACGCAGGGTTTGGGTAAATTTTCCAGCTTTAAAAGAATTCGTCACTGAAACTAGTTGATATAAACCCGAGAATCCCTTAGCTATCTCAGTTTTTCCAAAATCTGCTAGGCCAGTATCGGGATCTATGTCCACAGGCGTCCTAAAATTAAAAATCACGTGTACTTCACCGTTTTGATAATCAACCTCGCCGTTGCTGGTTATATTGAAACTGCCCGTGTTTGACATGGAATAATTGGCCGTTCCCGAGCTGACTATGTAATAAGGATCGCCCATGATGTCAATGTCGGCTTGCAACATTTCTTCTGAGGAATTTAAAAGCTTTTCTTGAAAATTTCTTGCTAACAAAGATAGATCGTCATCAGTGGGACCACCGCCGATGCCGCGTCTTCTATCTATGCTAGCACCAGTTACAGGTCGTGGATTCCCCGGATCTTGGCCATCTAAGAATTCCGCTGGATCTTTTTTGATATAAGGTTTAGTATTTGATTGGTCTTGGCCAGCTGAGTTTAGTTGATCGCGATATCCAGAGTCTGTTCTATTTCCGTCAGCGAATGTCGTGGTAAAAAATGCCAGTTTTAGATTGATATTAAAATTTAAAACTTCTGTGTTTTTACCTGTATAGATGTAATTGTATTCTTTTGATACATTGGACAACAGGCTGGCATAATCTGGTTTAGTGTTAGGGTGTGTTAGTCTCGACGAATGCGCTCTATATTTCACTATTCTATACTGTATTTTGTAGGCTGGTCGACCTGTGCCCTGCGCTGGTGATATCGGAACAAACCCTGTTTCGATCCTAAACCAATCTATCATCCCGATCGGTTGTTGTACTTTTGATTCTAGAGATTTTTTACAATATTCGGTGTGCATCATGACTTCGTTGATTATAGAAATCATCGACGTTCCTTGTTTAAACTGAAACTGTCTGTTATTAGGATCATACTTTATATTTTTTCTATTAACATTATTATTTTCGATGACGTCTGACTCCTTGGATCCTGCCGTGGCTCCGCCTGTGTTCGCAGTAAATTTAAATTTAGTGTCTGCTAGATCGGTGGATCCCTCAGGAAACACTATCTCTACTTCGTCTGGAACGACCTTGGAATCTTTTACTAGGTCTTTGTTTCTACGATTGATCGCACCTTCTAGACTATCATCGGACTGCTTTAGGAGCTCTCCTAACGTATACGGACCGTTTTTCTTAAAAGAAAAAGAAATATCGCTTTTAATCTTACTGTAATTGTCTGAAAGAGCTTGCTCAGTCCACGGTATCGCAGAAATCTTATACCTAGATCCTTTGGTGTCTACATCGATCTCAACATTGGTCAATCTCAGAGCGACGTATCTAGTAGTGTTATCTATGGTTATAGGAGATCCGTCATCGTCATAGCCAACGAATTCGACCATTAAAACAAAAGCACCATTGGCGTAGTTTCCTGCTGTAGGATCTGCTTTTAGGGTAGCTACCTGTAATGCCTGAAGGAACAGTCCTATACTATAAGGTTCGACGATGTCAAAAGTGATATTCGTAACATTAGTGCCTTTGGATATGCGGCTATAGCCGATCAAAGATTCAATCTCAACATCGCCGAAATAAAACTCCCAGTCGCCGCCGTCGATGGTAACACGGCTATCCGGACCGTTCCCAGATTCTACTATTTTAATCATTTGCGTGGGTTCGATGATGCTAGATAAAGATGCTGCAGGATACGCTCCAAGAGTTAATTTATAGTTAAACACAGAGAATTCTGACAGAGAGTTTGGCAATATTCCCGATGTCTGTCCTGCGACTCCTTGATTTCCTGACGCTGTAAACCACGAATCCTGTTCTGCTAGTATCCTAGTCTGCTCCGAATTGATGTCTGTTCCGTATCTATCAGCCGTGGTTTCTTGGAACTTCCTATATTCCGCAGCTTCGGCATCACCGAGCTCGCCGTCCTCGGTAGCACCTCTATAGATGTTTTGATTTGGTGTTTTTCTTATTTCGTTGCCGGCTGCAGTAGGTCTTCCGCTGTCTAACACTCGACGGCGGGCAACTTCTTCCGGTGTAATCGCGTCAGGATCTCCAGATTGTTCTTGTCTCCTCGTAGCCTCAGCTCGATCTCTGTCTGTTACCTGTGCTGACTGTGGTGAGCTCTGTGCATTAGAAACTGCGGTCTTGCCTAGAGAAAAATAATCTCGATTAGTGGCACCGTTGGCATCGGTCCGGATGGCACCCTTAGATAAGTCTCTGGCACCGCCTGCTCCGCTGATGTGAGACGCGGCAGCATATCCTCCAATATCTGATTCTGGAGTATTAGAATCAACGACTCCCAGTCTTTTTAAGATTTTGACATTCTGGCTGGCATATCTGTCAAACGCTTGATCCTGCAGTTCAGGGCTGTTTAAGAAAGTTTGTTTACCTCCTTTAACCGTCCATACGTTAGGATCGTTTAATTTAGCATTATTTGTTACGTCAGACTGATTGGGATTATATGTGCCTTTTTTAACTAAGCCAACATCTTGCAGCGCAGCGGTACCGAATTGATATCCACCAATGTAGCCTCTTTGATTTCCTGGTTGTTGATAATCATTAGAGCTTTCTCTAAATCTCACAGCATCCCGAACTGCTTTTGCTGATTCTGGTGAGAGGTCAGTGATGGCCATCGATGATTATCCTAGGAATTCCATCAATCTGCTTTTCTTAGGAAGATAGATCCTAGTACCTGCTACGAAATCAAAGATAGAATCAGAAATAGTATTCATGTTACGTCTGGCAAACACCCACCAAAGTCGATCAGTTCCGTAAAGATGGTAGGCCAGTAGATCTGGTCTATAATTATATTGAGATTCAATAGTATAAAGATAGTCGTCGGGCTCTGCTGGCACGGGTCGAGGTACTAGGATATCTAGATAATCTCCTACTGTAGGAGTGATAGTCCAAGGGTGTTTGTTTTTGTTAATCGCTGACATGATCAAATAAATCCGTTTTTATCTTCGCCTACTACATATTTTCCGTTGACAAAATCTTCGAGATTAAATTCGTTGACTTTCTTCCTGCTGTATAGTGGATACAGGATTATATTCAAGGTACTCTTCACTGGAGCCCAGCTTATTCCGCTGGACACATCAGCGTCGTTCCAGAAATCCGATCCTGCTCCGGCATAACCTAACCCCGTGGCAATATAATCAACGTCGTCGGGCAGAGTCATCTCGAAACTCTGTACTACAACGGGAACATTATTAAAAACGAAATCGCCGTACCCACTGAGCTTGACTACCGGTGGCGGTGACCCTAGATTAGCCGAGGTTCCAAAACTCATTTTCGTCAACGATCTAAGAAAATGTACTGCTGCTACCCAATATCTAGCTTCATAGGTATCCTCTATGTAGAACTGAGCAGAGACATTTATAATTTCGACTTTGCTGTTCTGATAAGCGAGATAGGGATAATTACTATGCACCACATCCATAGGCTGATAGTTTGCCGTATGTCCGATTGTTATCAAAGGTGTATAAGGAAAAACTAGACCATCTGTAGTTCTAAGAACATCGAACAGCTCGCTGTCTACCATAGTAGGGGGAAGGCTTAATTTGACTCTCCAATCGAACTCGCCCATCGATCTCGTTGATACCACCGCTTTTCCGCTGGGGAGGCCGGCTTCTCCTCCGGCAGGAAAGTTTCCGGTTCTGGAGCTAAACTTACCTATGGCACTGCCTACTGCTTTGGCAACCCCTACTGCAGCCGTAGCTGTGGTCACGATCGCCGTGGCTTTGGTAAGAAAATTATTGACTTTGCTAACCATACGATTTGGTCCTCTTTATAGTCAATATTTATTGACATTATAAACCGCTGAGTTTATTATTAATCTAAAGGAAAAAAATGAAAAAAGTAAACTACCTTAACAATCGAGATTTACTAGCAGAGATACACAAAAGCAAATGCAGTTATTCTAGTTTTACCAAAGCAGATTATCATAGATACGACATAATTCTAGCTAGTCTAGAAAAAATCAATATCAGGACTATAGCCGAAGCTAAGAGGAATCGAGCCAAACGATTGGCCCATGAATTATACGAAGCAGAAAAAAAGCAGGATCCTAAAGTAAAACAGGCCGAATTTGAGATCGATTATAAAAAGATAGAAAAAACAGATCTAATCTTTAGGATCATGACCTACGATCACGTTCCTCTAGAACCAGGAAGGAAGCGCAGTCCAAAAACATCGGCAGATCACAGGGAAAAGGTCAACTTTCCGGCTTTCCAACATTGGAAATTCAATGACAAAGACGAGCTAGTCTGTGTAGGTAAAAGCCATTGGGTTGGTCCTATGAAATCTGGGCGTTTCTCTAAAGATCACGGCCAGATCACTGATAACCTAGCCCGCATGTTTATCAAACTCTGCGAGCGGTATGCTACCCGTGGTAATGTCCGTGGTTATACCTACAACGACGAAATGAAGGGGCAAGCCATCCTACAGCTCACACAGATCGGTCTCCAGTTCGACGAAAGCAAATCAGACAATCCTTTTGCCTACTTCACTGCCGCTGTGACAAATTCGTTTGTGCGTGTGATCAACATCGAGAAAAAGATGCAGAACATTCGAGATGATATTTTAGAGATGAACGGCATGAATCCCAGTTACACTCGCACTATTAATGCAGAATACGATGCAGGATTAAAGAGAGAGCAGGACCTTAACAGAGAAGCTGACTGATGTTTAAAAAAATTGCAGCGTTCACCGATATCCATTTTGGTTTAAAATCTAACAGTGCCACACACAACCAAGACTGCGAAGACTTCGTAGATTGGTTTATCGCAGAAGCTAAGAAAGAAGGCTGTGAGATCGGAATGTTCCTAGGCGACTGGCACCATAATCGCAACAGCCTAAACATGCTGACTATGGTCAGTAGCATCCGAAGCCTAGAAAAACTTGGCCGGGCTTTCGATCAGTTCTATTTCTTTCCTGGCAATCACGACCTTTACTACAAAGACAAACGCGATGTACACAGTGTGGACTGGGGCAGACACATTCCTGGCGTGACCATCGTGCAGGACATATTGACCATAGACGATGTTACCATGGTGCCGTGGCTGGTAGGCGATGAGTGGAAAAAGATGGAAAAACTCAAGAGCCGTTATGTATTTGGTCACTTTGAGCTGCCGTTGTTCATGATGAATGCCATGGTATCTATGCCTGATCACGGTGAGCTGCAGGCCCACCATTTTAAAAATCCCGAATATGTTTTTTCAGGACATTTCCACAAACGACAGGCCAAAGAAAATATAGTCTACATAGGTAATGCCTTTCCCCATAACTATGCCGATGCCTGGGACGACGACCGAGGGATGATGATCCTAGAAAGAGACCGAGCTCCTGTGTACAAAGTCTGGGACGATGCTCCGAAATTTAAAACCGTCAAGCTCAGCCAGCTCATAGACGGTGAAGACCATTTAATCCTTCCCAAGACCTACCTCCGTGTGGGCATAGATATAGACATCAGCTATGAAGAGGCTAGTTTCGTCAAAGAAACGTTCATGAAAAAAGCAGGTCTCAGAGAATTAACTCTGATTCCAGAAAAGAAAGATCTAGAAATCAGCACAGACATAGATGTACGACAGTTCGAAAGCGTGGATCAGATCGTGAGCAACCAGCTGGCTAGCATCCAAAGCGATGCTTATGATCCTAAAATACTACTAGCGATATACAACAACCTATGATCAAGATACGAGATTTAACCGTAAAGAACTTCATGAGCGTGGGCAATACCACCCAGGCCGTGGACTTTGACAAAGAACAACTGACTTTGGTCCTAGGAGAAAATCTAGACCAAGGCGGAGACGACAATGGCTCGCGCAACGGCACTGGTAAAACTACTATTGTAAATGCTCTGAGCTATGCATTGTTCGGGCAGGCTTTGACCAATATTAAAAGAGACAATCTGATCAACAAGATCAATGGTAAAAATATGTTAGTCACTGTTGAGTTTGAGAAAAATGGTAGACAATATCGCATCGAGCGGGGACGTAGACCCAATGTCTTAAAGTTTTTCATAGACGATCAAGAATGTCTAGAAGATGCTCAGGACGCAGACGACGGTCAAGGTGACTCTAGAGAAACGCAGAAAGACATCGACGAGCTGCTAGGGATGAGCCACGATATGTTCAAACACATCGTAGCTCTGAACACTTACACAGAACCCTTCTTGTCTATGAAAGCCAACGATCAACGAGCGATCATAGAACAGCTATTAGGCATAACTCTGCTGTCAGAAAAAGCTGAATCTCTCAAAGAACTGATCAGATTAACCAAAGAAGAGATCACTCAAGAAACCGTCAAGATAGATGCTGTCAAAGCCAGCAATGACAAGATACAGGAAAGCATCAACAGTCTAAGATTAAAGCAGTCCGCTTGGCAAAGGACTCGGATCGCAGAGATCGAAAAAATCAAAAAGGTCATGGAAGAACTGTCTAAGGTAGACATCGATGCCGAAATACGGCAACATGAGAAACTAAAAATCTACGACGAGCAGGCTGCAAAGATAAAGAGTCTGAACAAGGAACGTGCTACCTTAGAAACTGCTATCATGCAGGCTGAAAAAACAGTGAAGAAATATCTCAAAGATCTAGAACAACTGGAAAATCATACCTGTCCGGCCTGCGAACAGGAACTGCATGATCACAAACACAGCGAAATGATTAACACAGCAGAAAAAAATCTCAGAGATTCGGATACATATCTATCTAAGATTTCCGGAGATCTAAAAGCTATCAATAAAGAACTAGAATCTATCGGAGACATTAATGGTAGACCCGATACTTTCTACGAAAGTCTCAATGAAGCGTATAACCATAGATCTAATCTAGACAATCTAGCTTCGCAGTTAAAAAACAAGGAGCAAGAAGTGGACACCTATCAAGAGCAGATCACTGAACTAGAGAACACAGCACTGCAACCAGTGACCTGGGATGTTATCAACAGCCTCACTTCTGTGAAAGACCATCAAGAGTTCTTGCTGAAGTTACTGACCAACAAAGATTCGTTTATACGGAAAAAGATCATCGATCAGAATCTAGCCTATCTCAACAACAGGCTGACCTACTATCTAGACAAGATGGGATTACCTCACACAGTAGTCTTCCAGAACGACCTAGCTGTGGAAATCACACAGCTAGGTCAAGATCTCGATTTTGACAATCTCAGTCGAGGCGAGCGCAACAGATTGATACTGGGGTTATCTTGGGCCTTCAGAGATGTCTGGGAAAGCCTCTATCAAAATATCAACTTGCTGTTCATCGACGAGCTCATCGACTCGGGAATGGATGCCAACGGTGTCGAAAACAGCCTCGGTATATTGAAGAAGATGGGACGGGAGCGCAACAAAAACATCTATTTGATCAGCCACAAAGACGAGCTCATAGGCAGGGTTAACAACGTTCTCAAAGTCATCAAAGAAAACGGATTTACTAGCTATGCCAACGACATAGATATCTATGACTAAGGAAAAGACAACAACTAACACTTCCGATGGGGTACCCAAGGAAAAAGACGACGACATACATGATCAGCTGATAAAACAGATGATCAAATATGCGTTCTGGAACACGAGATTTAAAGATTTTGGCTATCACCATAGCTCGATACGGGCTAGGAATGCTCTGACACAGATAGCAAAATTATGTAAGATTAGGCGAGAAGAGATACTCAAAGAAAGAACGAGATTGGATGCTATCTACAAAAACCAAAAGGCACTAAAAAGGAAATCAAAAAAACTACATAGTTGATGTCATGGCTATACAAACATCAACCTGTGGAGGAAATACCAGAGGGCTATATCGGATTTGTTTATATCATCACCAACAAAATCAACGGTAAAAAATACATAGGCAAAAAATTAGCTCAATTTAAAAGGACTAAACCTCCTTTAAAAGGCAAAAAACTCAAGAGAAGATCTACAGTAGAAAGCGATTGGCGAGAATACTGGGGTAGCTCTGAGCGTTTACAGGCAGATGTTGACCAACTAGGCCCAGACAACTTCACTAGAGAAATCCTCTATTACTGCACTTCCAAGGCTGAAATGAGCTATATCGAGGCTAGAGAGCAATTCGATCGCAGGGTCCTAGAGACAGATGAATACTACAACGGTATCATCAACGTCAGGATAGGCGGATCGGAAAAGCTGCGCAAGGCACTTTTAGAACAGCAAAATAGCAACGCCGTTTGATCGAGGTCGCTCGATCCACCTTGAGATAGCCGAGGTCATGCTCGTCGCCGTCAGATCCTGGTGTGTTGCACGGAAGAAGTTAACGTAAGGCTTCAAAAGATTGGGCTCTGTGAAAAAGATACAACCCAAGGGCAAGGGATTTCGCTTGATAGGGATCGTCTGCCTTCCGCGACTATTCGCGAATCTGGAGTAGGGGGTTTCAGGGTTGCCGCCTCCGCTGTAGGAATACAAATCTCCTTTATCAAGAGTGGCAGTTGTACTCGGATAATGCCCTTTATTCGCCCGGAAACGGGCGAATTGTGACCGAAATATCTGGATAATCTTAAAGTGCTTCGCACTAGATCATTCGAAGACAATAAGTTCGAGCGCAAGCGAAGAACAGATGAACGAAGTTCATCTTTGAATAACTAAATACCATATCAACATCATTGGAAACACAAATGAAGATTTCTGACTTAGACAACGATATCGCAGGATTAAACGAAGCTCCCGTTTCGGGATTCAAACAAGGCCTTAGGAGATTAGGTGCTGCTGCTCTAGGAACTATAGGTGCCACAGACACTGCCAGCAACATCGCAGGTAAAGCCGATGTCGGTGACAAAGCCAACCAGATGTATACCAAATACAACAGATATCTAGGTAGGCAGAACTCATCTATCAACGATTCTACCGCAGGCGATCTCAAAGATTTCCTAGCTTCGATCAACGTCGACGACAAGTATGTCGCTAATCCCGACACCGAAATTCTAACCAAGGCAGAACTCAATGATGTATTCTTACAGATAGCCAAAGACAGTTTTAGGCAGGCTAGAGCTCAGTCTGGGACGGGTGCTGGCGGTGGCAATCCTGGAGGCGGTCCTTCTGCACCAAGCGCACCAGCACCTAGATCCGGCGGAAATAATCTCTTAGCTCAGATACAGAAAGATGTTGCTAGATTATCCAACGACGAAAAAACACAGCTGATAACCTATCTGCAGAAATCAGTCAAACAGTCTCCTAGAGATACACGCATCGAACCCACATTAGGCAAGCCCGCAGATAACGTAGTACAGATGCGTGCCAGAGCCTAAAAGAACGGCATCTGAGTCTGTTTAGTAGTTTCTAGATTGTCCTTGATTAGATCGCTGATCATCTGGCGATCTTCGAAACTCAGAGAAGCTGCTTCATCTAGAGTTACCCCGCCTCGCATGTACCAACAGATGCGGAACAGCTCTGATTTGAGATTTTTGCAGTCACCGTCTAGCTCTCCGACGATCTTCAATATCTCGTCGAGTTCGAGGCCGAAGAGCCTTATACGAAAAAATTCGATTGGTCCATGGTTATAGGAACATTCAGCTCATCTGGAGCACCTTTGGACCGTTCTTCTTCGGTGGTTATGATCTTCATAGGAGGTATGCTGAATTTTTTCTTCTGCTCCTCTAGATGATCTATTATGCGTTTGTAGAATTCTTTGTCAGCGTTCTGTATGAATTCGTTGATCATAGCCTGATCTGTGACTTCTTCTCCGTCGACCTGTATTTTTTCCACGCTTTGTCCTACCATGTTTATAGTTAGGTCTGTGAGTTTTTTAAAACTGTTGGTAAACATGGATAGTTTTTTAGCATCGTCTATGGAATCATCGCTGACGATATTCAGTATCCGTTGCTCTTCTAGGCTCTTGATCGCGTTCTGCGTGAACTCTCTGTAGTTCAACGGTCTAGTATAGATCTTGAGATTATCGTCTATTTCGATAACCGGATCGTAGACTGCTGCCAGCAGCCTGTCCAGCATCACCCGTAGGTCAGTCACATATGATCTCGATTCGTCTAGTCCTGGAATCACTGCAGTTATGTCTAAACTTTCACCGTAGGTAGCGATACGTATGGCTATTAATATAGCATCGATGTCGATAGAAGGGATCTGCCAGGCGTTCTTTATGTTGGGAATACAGCTTTGGATGACATCTACCGTGCTCTGACCGTTGATCAAAGCATCAGGGGTGCGTATGATCATCTCGTCTTTGGCGGTCATAGCAAACACTGGATACTCACCGGTTTCGGTGTACTCTATAGATCCTTTGGGATAAAAATTTCCCGAGCTAGGTAATCTCAGATAGATCTTAGGCTGTCTATAGTATCGCTGCAAAGGGTTGCGTTGATTTTCCACTGGTTTTTTCTCCCGATAAATAATATGTCTTGGATCGTCAATGATATTTATCTGGGCAGTTTATGGTGAAAAAATAAATGGCTGAAAGAGTAGAGATACGGGGTGGAGAGCTAGACGGCAGCGTGCTAGAAAACGCCGCATCTGAAGCCACTCTGCTCAGGCTGGTAGAATCTCTAGAAAGGATGTCTCGCGGCGGTGGACCAGCGGGACAACGTTCCG